GCGCCATCAATAGACAAATTCGTTCCATTGATCGTATAAGTATGCCCAGTGTTAAAGTCAGTAGAGACAATAGTTTCAGTAACATTTTGAGTGGTACGTGTAGTAGCTGACATAGTTCCACTGGAAAAGTTGGGAACCACTGGTACAGCAAGGGTTTGAGGGGTATTTAATATTAGCAATAGCGGCAAGTAACGCTTCATCTATGTATATCCATGTAATGCTTCCACATCAAAAAATTGAAAATACCAACTATAAGTACAGCGATAAAAGCGACAATAATTGGAACGTGCATCACTTCACCGTCAAGCTGGTTACTACAGATCCAATAGCGGAGGTATTTGCCCCTCCAGCAGTTAGTGTCACCACTCCAGCCGAAGTAATTGTCCCTGCTAAAGAACCTGCGACACCTCCAGACATCGTTAAAACTTCACCGTACGCTGGCATATCAGCCACCACACCTGAAGTAACATCAACACCTGAGCCTATTGCGTTTACATTGTCTCCTGCTGTAAAACTTTCGCTAAAACTGAAGGCCGCACCTGTTGTATTAATATCGTATGTCCCAACATCAAGTGTTGCTGCTGTGTTTCCAGAAGGTGCTACTAACTTTCCAAAATGCTGATCGGTTGCAACCTTAATATTGGAACCTGAGACTGCGTAAGTACTACCTATACGATTTGAATCTGTATAGGCTCCATTAACTGTCAACTGAGTTGAAGTTGTGATGTTATGCGTCATATCTGCACTAACAGGAGACGCTAAGAGAAGTAGTAAGAATAGCTTTTTCATAAATAAGCCTTACTGATTTGTGCTAATAATCCTAATACTGCCAGACCTGCACTAACAATTGCGGCAGCCTGGAATACTCTTTTTTCTAATTGTCTAACTCTATCTTCTAAATCTCCTATTTTTTCTTCTGCTCGTTTGAGTTTCATCTCTGTGCAGACAATACGAGTTTCTTGTCTTGCATCAATAGAAAGGTCGCCTGAAAAATCTCCTGTCATTATGTTAACCTCCCACTTTGAGGATCAATCTCTTTGCCAGAAACAGGATCAATTTTTGGCTTATCTGGTACGAGTTTAATTGGAGTCTCGACCTTAATGATCGTGTAAGGAACCCCATTACTAAAACCTGCTGCTTCTGCTTCTGCCTTCCTTTTTTCTTCATCAGCCTTGTAAGTTCCATCTCCTCTTTTCTTAGCTGTCTCAAGTCCAAAACTCGCTAACGCTCCCGTGAAAACGCTTGCTATGAAAGTCGGGTCGATCCTTTCTTGTTTACCTAAACCTGGCAATTCTACATAGTTTAAAGTTAAAATAAATCCGCTCCAAACCACTACTCCTAATCTGACAAATGTAGATAAAACTTGTAATTGTTCCTCTTTGTCCTCTAACCCGTCTTTAAGTTTTTGTAACGGGTTTTTCTTTTCTGGCTTGGGTTCAGGCATAGAAAAATAGAAACAATAGTCTAAGATTACTCCTAAAACGTCAATTATGCCTCAAGAACTACTAGCAGCACTGATAGGGGCAGCTATTTCTGGAGCGTTAATGGTTCTAGCGAACCAAACAAATAAAAGGCAAGGAGATATTCGTGAAATATTCCATCGTTTAAATGCTATAGAAAAGGATATTGCTAGGCTGGAAGTAACTAAAAGAGATCCAAACGGATGGAGGAACAGATAGCAAGAGTAAAAGCAAGAATTAAGGAGTTAGAAACCTTGCTTAAGTACTGGGAAAAGAAAAAGTGAACTGTTGGCACTGCAAAACTGAATTGATATGGAGTAGTGACTCTGACGCACCATTACATGAAGAGTATTCAATGATTACTTTTTTATCCTGTCCTCAATGCGAATGTCATGTAGAGGTATATCTGCCAAAACAAAACCCCTAGCGTCCTCTAAGAGCCAGGGGTTCTGCCTATACCTAAAAATCCTGATGTTTAATTAATAAGCTTGCAGCCTCCTTAATAAATTTCTATTTAACTTTAGCCAGTTCTTTTTTGTTGTTCAATAGGTAAGCTCTCTCAATTTGCTTTCTTTTTTCTAGGCAGTGTGAACAAAAACATATAATCGTTTTTTGCTCCATAATCCTGCTAAATTAATTATCGGTTGGAACAGAAAAACCTCCCTCTGCTTTGCAAGTTCAGGGAGGTTCGTCTGGGTGTATGGGGTTCACCAAGCCAAATGTAGCGGTTATATATAGGATTGTGAAGAGTAAGTCTAATTATGAGAAAACTATTTAAGCCTTTCTTACCTCTTCTTTATGCTTTTTTGCGTAGTGATGCAGGTAAAAAACTGTTACTTGACCTGTTGAAAGCAGCGTCAAAACAGACTACAAATACACTTGATGATCAGGCTGTAAATTTCCTTCAGTCAAGGTTATACCCTAATTCAACTACTACATTGCAATGAGCTTTTACAAAAGAGAATGGTTAGAGGAAGATAGACAAAGAATGCTGGAAATGGAGCGTCTATACGTTCTTGATGGTCGTCACCTACCTGACAATCCTATGCATGGCTTATACACTGGATTAGCAGCTAAAAAGAAAGAACTAGATGGAGAACTTGGATGAGCAATTCGTTCTGTTAGATCAGTTAATGGAACCTGCAACGATAGAACAAGAATTAGAACTAGAGAAAAAAATTCTATGGTTTACAGAAGGAGCCACTAAAGAACAGTTAATAAAACATTGTGAGTCAGTAGAAAGAAGTTTCTTTCATCAATCACAATTTATTGCTAATTGTTTGAAAGAAATTGCAAGATGTAAAGCTGAAATAGCTTGTTTAAAAGAACCTGTCAAGCAACCTCCAGAAAATCATTGGATAAAGAAAATGTTTGGTTTATAAAGGGGCATACTTAGCTTCTCTTCCTTTCCATTTCACTTCACCTGTTTTTATAACAACTTCTGGATATTGAAGTGAATACCAACGATGTTCACAAATAGGACATTTTCTACGTCTAACAGTAACTCCTTCTTTATCACGTTTAGTGCATACAACTCTAGTCCTAAGTTGACCGCACTTAGGGCAAGGACAATAAGTTTGATTCATTATTTACGGTGCTGGAACGAGGATGTGTTGTGCGTGTTCTGATCGTCTTCCGTCAGGCCATTTAACGCCGTAGTAATAACAAATACGATCTCTTTTGTTATGTTTCTCTATAACCTTGATAATTGTTCCAATGTTGGAATCAGTTGTCAGGCAAACTCCTATGCTGCCTCTTTTCTTATTGACTTGATCATTGATTTTGTATTTTGGTGAGGGCATTTTTTTGTAAATAAATTTGTACGAGTTTTTTCTTACTGCAATGAGCTGCTGTTTCTGCTAATCCTCTTAATTGTTTAGAAGGTAGATCTTCTAAAAACCTTGCAAAACCTTGATATGGTTTTGGACTTCTATAAACAAAAGGTGATCCAAAGAAATCAAGCAGTTTCTGCATTTTAATACCGAGTTCCATCGGTACATATATAGCCATTAGGAGGAATAGTTAACCATATTCTTCTTCCATTAATGATTTTAAAAGGAAGATCATGGCATAAAACCAGCTTGGTTTCAGTCTCGTTCTGGTGGTGGCATTGGTTGATTAAGTTCTTCATACCTGAGTTTGCGATACATTCTGTCGGGGAGGATTTTTGCAATTTGAGCGTTTTCGGTAGAGCCAAACATTTTAATATCTCGACTCTCCTTTGCTCTCTTTTTTCCATTAACTCGTTTAGTAACGATAGATTTCCAGTTCTCTTCATCCTCTCTCTCTAATTCGCTATACACTTCAGGAAATGTTTCTTGAAGGTACTTAAAGACAAGCTCTTTAATAAAAGCACTTGGCGTTTTTCCTAACTCGCTTTGAACATATGAAACAAATAAACCGCCTCTCTGAGGAGGTAAAAGGGATTGAACCATATATTGCCCATCCTCTCTCGGTTTAAGATGCTTCATTGATGTCGTTATTTTGCTAACACTACCATATTAGTGTAGAAAAGGCATTTAGCTCCAATCAATACTTTCTGTAAGTCGAGCTAAGACTGTTAACGATTTAAGAGAATCAAGTTTTCTATTTATTTGATTCATTTTTACTTCACTGCCGAAAGTTTCTTTATGCTCTTGTATTACAAATCTATAGCAAGCAGCAATGCGTTCCAAAGGTTTGTCTTTGTAGCAATCTGTTTCTCTAGCAAATCTACTACCAACAATTAAAGAAAGAAGTTGATTTAAAGCTCTTTCGGCTTGTTGTTTTTCAGTCACCCTTTTGCCTCCATTTTCTGTTGCCATGCCTGTGCATCTCTTTCTTTGGCTGTATAGCCATAGGAGTCTGAGATCTCTTCATCACTAGGTTCGTAATCAAATTGCTTGTCAGCTTCAGTTACATATTCATCAATGATGTCATGTACAAAAGAAAACTCTTGATTAGGCTCATAGCGATCTTTATCCTCATGATTAAGTTCATCAAGTTCTTCTGTTAAATCTTGAACCCTTGAATAAGGACAAACCCATTGTTTTCTTTGTTCCTTTAACTCAGTCGTGATAGTAGATAGAGCCTTACGAAGCTCCCTTGCATGGGTTTGAGGATTATGCTTGATAAAAATTTCTGTTTGAAGGCTATGGTTGATAGCGTCATCACAGACTTTGAGTAAAGCTTCTAGTTTTTCAGTTTCGATTGAAACTTTAGGAGAGTAGGTTTTTGTTGTTTTCATTTGTTTAAAAAAGAAGGGTCATAGGAATGACCCTGTATTTGTTTAGAAGTTAGGTTCTACCTCGATTTTTCTAGGATTGATATTGCCAAAGCAACCATATCCATCGTTTGATTCCTTTCCTTTACCGTTGAGATATACGACAGCTTTCTTCTCCTCTCCGTTCTCCTTGCTCCAAACTTTTCCTTGCTTGTGCTTAGAAGTATCAGCTTCTAATGCCATTAATAAATTAATGAAACCAGGAATTGATTCAACAGGAATTGCAAGACCTATTGTTTTAGGATTCTTATCTTTGTCATCGAAAGTGTTGTCACCTATAGACCATTTAATTGGATAAGGGAATGCAGGAACGAAATCGTTTTGAAAGTCAGCCATTTGAATAAAAGTGGTTAATTAGTTTACTAGGTTTAATGTCGTTTTTTTGAGACTCGACATTACATTTACGTCTGTTTGAAAGTTGTGTAAGAACTGCTTTTGCAGCGTGATCAACAGCTTCAGGAGTCATTAGCGACTAAGGTTCTCATACCCCGTTATTCTTTCCAAGATAAAGGTAATTTGCTCTTGAGTCGTAATACTCTGGGATATTTTGTCCCCAGTTTTGTTGAATTGATCATTAAATGCCTTAACGATCCCTTCCCATCCATCAGGATGAGCAGTCATGAACTTTTTAATCTGATTGGATTGAGATTGTGTCAATGATGCCTTT